GTCGGCGAACGCGGTCCCGAGCTGTTCATGCCCGGTCGCAGCGGCACCATCATCCCGAACCACAACCTCGGCGGTGGTGCCATCAGCGTTGTCGTCAATGTTGATGCAAGCGGCTCCAGCGTCAGCGGTGATCAAGCGCAAGGCAAGCAGCTTGGCATGGCAGTATCCGCTGCAGTACAGGCAGAATTGCTGAAGCAGAAGCGTCCCGGAGGTCTGCTCGCCTGATGGCTACCTTTCCTGCATCACCAGCACCGTCCTATGGCGCCGAGAAGCGCAGCCGCCCGGCAGTCCGTAGCGTCAAGTTCGGTGATGGCTACGAGCAACGGCTGGTCTATGGCCTGAACCAGAACCCTAAGGCGTGGTCGCTGTCATGGCAGAACATCACCGAAGCTAACGCTGATACGCTCGAAGCATTCCTTGATGCCCGTGGCGGGCAGGAATCGTTCGACTGGACGCCACCAGATACCGCAACGTCCTACAAGTGGATCTGCCGCGAATGGAACAAGTCGATCCCGTACACTGGACGCGCCAACCTGTCGGCAGTATTCGAGCAGGTGTTTGAGCCATGAGCTTCGCCACCTGGACTGCAACCACTGCGCAGGTCGTCGGTGACATCCGCGCAGCCACCACCCTGCAGGCCAGCGGCCTGGTGTTCCGCTGCACCGTTGCAGGAACCACCGGCAGCACTCAACCGGCATGGCCTACCGACATCGGCAGCACCATCACCGATGGCACGGTCACATGGCAGGCGATCAGCAGCGTCTATGAGGAGCTGGCGGCGCTGGCGCCTAATGCCATCATCGAGCTGTTTGAGCTGACCCTCGTTGCTGCGCTTCACGGCAGCAGCGACACCTATTACTTCCATGCTGGTGTCAATGCTGCTGTCAGCGGCAACATCGTCTGGAACGGCAACACCTACGTCCGGCTGCCGATCCAAGCCGAAGGCTTTGAGTACAACAACGGCGGCACCCTGCCGCGGCCTACGCTTGCCGTCGCCAACCTCGGCGGCGAGATCAGCGCCTTGCTGCTAAGTGTCAATGCCTTCACCACCGGCAACGACCTCGGTGGTGCCTTGGTGCGTCGTGTCCGCACCTTGCGGAAGTTCCTTGATGGTGAGGCCACCGCCGACCCGAACGCCAAGCTGCCGGATGAGATCTGGTACATCGACCGCAAGGCCACCGAGAACCGTGACGTGATCCAGTGGGAGCTGGCCAGCAAGTTCGATCTTGCTGGTGTGATGCTGCCGAAGCGGCAGATCATCGCCAACATCTGCCAATGGGAGTACCGCTCCAGCGAGTGCAGCTACACCGGCAGCAACTACTTCAATGCCGCTGATCAAGCGGTCGGCACCTTAGCACAGGATCGCTGCGGCAAGCGGATCAGCTCCTGCAAGCTGCGCTTCGGTGATACCGCTGAGCTGCCGTTTGGGTCATTCCCTGGTGCAGGGCTGACGCAATGAAGCTAAGCGACCGCATCAAGGCCGACATCATGGCTCACGCCAAGGCCGAAGATCCCCGTGAGTGTTGCGGCCTTGTCGTCGTGATCAAAGGCCGACAGCGGTACATCCCATGCCGCAACATTGCCGCCACACCAGACGAGCACTTCATCATCGAACCGGCAGACTACGCCGCTGCCGAAGACCTGGGTGAGGTGGTAGCCGTAGTCCACAGCCACCCAACCACCCAGCCGACGCCATCGCCTGCTGATCGTCTTAGCTGTAATGCCACCGGCTTGCCGTGGCTTATCGTCAACCCAAAGATTGAGCAATGGGGCAGCTGCAAGCCTGAGCACTTTGAGCTGCCGTACGTCGGCAGAGAGTTTGTGTTCGGCCTGATGGATTGCTACTCGCTGGTGCGCGACTGGTACAACCGTGAGCTAGGCATCAAGCTGGATGACTTCTACCGGCGTGATCGGTTCTGGGAACGCGGCGAGAACCTATACCTCGACAACTACGCCAGCCAGGGATTCCGCAAGATCCCGTTCGACGAGCTGGCCTACGGTGATGTGCTGCTGATGCAGCTCAATGCCAACCTGCCCAACCATGCCGCGATCTACCTCGGTGATCAGCAGATCCTCCATCACGTCCAAGGTCGCCTGTCAAGCCGCGACATCCTTGGCGGCTACTATGTAAAGGCCACCGCCTGCGCCCTGCGGCATGAAAGTCGTTAAGGTCTACGGCGCACTTCGCAAGCGGCTTGGTGGACGCTGTCGGTTTGAGTTCCATGCCGACACACCAGCGCAAGCGTTGAAGGCATTGTGCGTCAACTTCCCCGGCCTTGAGCGGTGGCTGATCGACCGCGAAGGTGAGGGCCTCGGCTTCCGCGTCACCGTAGGCCGCGAAAAAGTCACCAATGACAACGCTGGCGATCTTGCGCTGCCGTGGAGCGAACGCGAGGTCTTCAGCATCACGCCAGTGGTCTGCGGTGCTGGCAGGGGCTTTGGGCAGGTGCTGCTGGGTATTGGACTGATTGCTTTGTCGTTTGCATCATTCGGCGCAGGCGCCTTCGCTGGCGTCGGCGCTGCAGGTGGAACGTTTGGAGCTGCCGCAGCAGCTGGAGCCGCAGTTCCCTTTGCCAGTAATGCCCTGTTTGCGATAGGTGCCGGATTGTTCCTCGGCGGCATCGCGCAGATGATCTCCCCGCAGCCTGACCTCGGCTTCAACAACGGCAAAGAAGCCGCCCGCCTCGAATCCTTCACCTTTTCCGGTATCGTCAACACCAGCAAGCAGGGCCTGCCCGTACCGATCGCTTATGGCCGTTGCTTCACCGGCTCTGCAGTGCTCAGCTCCGGCCTTGACGTGGATCAGCTGGTATGAGCACCTTCCTGCCTATTCAAGGTGCCGGCGGCGGTGGCGGCAAGGATGGTGGCGGCAGCAGCAGTACACCCACCGAAGCCGATGATTCGCTGCAATCCGTTCAGTACGGCACCGTACTGGACCTGATTAGCGAAGGCGAGATTCAGGGCCTCGACAACGGCCTCAAGTCGGTCTACCTCGACGGCACACCGATCCAATCCGTCAGCGGTGGCGAGAACTTCACCGGCTACACCACCGAGTTTCGCGCTGGCACGCAAGCGCAGGCGTACATCCCCACCATCGGCACCGAATCTGAGAATGCGGTCAACGTAGAGTTCACCAACCCGACGCCAGTAGTCCGCTCCATCACTGACTCGGACGTTGATCGTGTGCGCGTCACGGTGCAACTGCCGGCGCTGCAGATCATCGAAGATGATGGCGACATCGTTGGCCACACGGTAGACATCCGCATCCAGGTCCAATACAACGGCGCCGGCTATACCACCGTCCTTGATGACACCATCAGCGGCAAAACCACCAACACCTATCAACGCGATTACGTCATCCCGCTAAGCGGTGCGTTTCCGGTTGACATCAAGCTGGTAAGGGTATCGGCTGATGAAACCAGCGCACGGCGTCAGAACCGCACATTCTGGTTCAGCTACACCGAGATCATCGACGAAAAGCTGCGCTACCCAAACAGCGCCCTTGCTTACCTGCGCTTTGATTCGCGGCAGTTCAACAACATCCCGCAACGCAAGTACCTGATCCGTGGCATCAAGGTCCGCCTGCCGTCCAATGCCACCGTTGACACCACCACCCACCTGGGTCGTGTCACCTACGCCGGAGTCTGGGATGGCACGTTCGGCGCCGCGACGTGGTGCGCCGATCCAGCATGGTGCCTGTATGACCTGCTCACCGACACGCGCTACGGCGCCGGCATCCCTGAATCCAGCCTTGATCGGTACGACTTCTATGCCATCAGCCAATACTGCAACGAGCTGGTCAGTAATGGTTTCGGCGCACAGGAGCCGCGCTTTGCGTGCCACGTCTACGTCAACACCCGCGATGAGGTCTACAACCTGATCCAGGAGTTCGTCTCGATCTTCCGTGGCATCGCATACTACGGCGCCGGCTCCATGGCGATCCTTGCCGACAAGCCCAGCGATCCGCAGTACATCCTCGGTCCCAGCAACGTCATCGAAGGCAATTTCACCTACAGCGGTAGCTCGCAGAAGGCGCGGCACACTACCGCAACGGTGTCATACCAGTCCTACGAGACACTCGGCGAGGTTGAGTTTGAGTACGTCGAAGATGCTGATGCGGTCAGCAAGTACGGCATCATCAACAAGGACCTCAAGGCATTCGGCTGCTACAGCCGCGGCCAGGCGCATCGCCTCGGTAAGTGGGCGCTGCTCACCGAGCAGAACCTGACCGATACGGTCAGCTTTGCGGTCAGCATTGACTCCGGCATCGTGTTGCGACCTGGTACGGTCGTCGGTGTTGCCGATCCTGTCAAGGCTGGTGCACGGCGCTCCGGTCGCATCAGTGCCGCCACGACGACCGCCATCACGGTTGATAGCACCAGCGGCCTGCCAACGACGACCGCCAACAGCCCGACGCTTTCGGTGCTGCTGCCGACCGGCATCATCGAGACGCGCAACGTCAGCGCCATCAGCGGCAATGTCTTCACGGTT